GTTAAATGTATATACAGCCAGTTACCAGATTTCAGAATTATGTGGTTAATAATGTTTTACAATTTTTTTTATTATGTTTGTAGCTTTTTTATTTTATATTTGCTATGCAGTTGTTGGAGAAACTGCACAAAGAAATTGGTTTTAAACCATTAATTAGCCCAAGTCTAACTCCAATTAGATGCGGGCTTTTTATTATTTTTATGAAAAAAATAGGAGTATATTCTATTAAAAGCCCAAGCGGCAAGTTTTATGTAGGCAGTTCATGCGATATAGTAAGAAGGTGGTATAGGTATAGAAAATGTGAGTGCAAATCACAAACAAAATTGTATCGGTCTTTTTTAAAACACGGCGTAAATAATCATAAATTCAAGATAGAAATTGAATGTGAGTTTGATGAATTATATGAATGGGAGCATCATTATTCTAATTACTATAACTCAATAAAGGATGGCTTAAATTGCCAAATACCAGGATTTAAAGATGTAAAAGGGTTATTTAGCGACATTACAAAGAAAGCAATAAGCGAAGGTAATAAGGGTAATACTAAATGGCTAGGTAAAAAGCATACTCAAGAAAGTAAGGATAAAATGAGAGCAGCAAGATTAGGTAAAAAACTAAGCGATGCTCATAAAAAGGCAATAGGTATAGGTTCTAAAAAAGCCTTATCAAACCCAGATGTAAGAGCAAAAATTAGTTTGGCATCAAAAACAAATAACGCGAAGCCAGATGTAAGAGCAAAAATTGGCTTGGCATCAAAAACTAGGTGGCAAAACAATGAATATAAAATAAAGCACGCCAAAGCAATGAGTGATTTTAGAGATAAAAATAAAGTGTAAAATGACAGCTAGAAAACCAGCAGCAATATTAAAAGCAGAAGGCAATTATAGACCAAGTAGGCAACCAAAAAACGAAGTACAACCTACTATTGAAGTTGGACTAGAAGCCCCAAGTGACCTAAACGAGTGGGGGCAAAAATATTGGTTAGAGATAATGAGCGAGTACGGTAAAATCGGGCTAATTACGAAAGTTGATGTAGGCGCGCTGCATAGCCTTTGCTATTGGTTTGGGTTAATGAATGAAGCGGCAGACATAGTTAGCGCAAAGGGTTTAGAAGTTGAAGTTGAGAAAGTTACACCCAAAGGAGAAAGTTATATGGTAACCGAAACTAACCCAATGATAGCAGTGGCAGACAAGGCTTTTAAAAATTATATTGCTATGTGTAAAGAATTTGGGTGCTCGCCAGCAAGTAGAACCAGGATTAGCGCACCAGACCAAAAAGAGGGAGATAAGTTTGCAGAATTTGACAATTAAAACAGCAACTCACATAAATTTGAATAGCCAAAATGCTAGGGTAAATAAAAACAAAACAACCATTTAAATAAAAATGATAGCAGAAATGAACCAATACGGAGTAATAAGCTACTATATAGCAGGGCAAAGAATTTTATTGCCAGTTAAATTTGTACACTTTTTTGAGGAAAAGGTTTTAGCAATAGTTATGCTAGACGAAAAACTTATTAATAAGTATAAAGACATTAGTCACGCGGTAGCTATAAACAATGTAGCAAATAAATTTTACCACTCTATTATTGTTGGTACATTTCAAAATTTAGAAGATGCTCAAGCGTATTGCGATAAAACAAACACTTATAAACATTGAGTAAAATGCGAATTAACCACCGATAAAACAAAATAAAATGGAAAAACTAATCAAATCAATTAAAGACTTTTTTAAGCCAGACCACAGATTTACCCAGCGCACAGAAAAGGAAGTTTTAAATACTGCCGCACCATTACAACCTCCGCCCCCTTTAGAGTTTGATTTTAGTGGTATGAGCGAAAATTCTAAAAAGCTGTATAGATTAGTTGAACTTGAAAATAACTTAAAAAAGTTATTAGAGAATTCTAGGGTGTTAGGCAGTATTGAAAGTAATTCACCATACGCTCGAATCACTATTGAATACCGCAGTCCATTTGGCAGGGGTACGGTTTGGGTAAATGACAACAATTTAAAAGCCGTTACAGATATTGCGATAAGTTCAATAAATACAGAAATTGCAGAAATTGAAAAAGAAGTTAAAGAGATAACTGAAAGTAATTAAATAGCTAAACAACATGACAGCAAGAAAATTTATACAAAGCCAAATAAAAAATATAAACAAGATTTTTGAATGTTCTGAAAAAGATATTAGACACAAGCAACTATATTTCGAGGCAATGTTTTCAACAAAGAAGCTTCATGAGTGCTATTGTAAACTAGGGTATATAAAAAAGCCTTTAGATTTAAAATTATTTGAATTATCTCCAAACTATTTAAGCGAAGTAATAGTAAATTGTATGCCAAAATCGCATCATATAGTCGGTAGAACTGGTGAGCATTTTGAAACTCCAGCGTGTTTAATGGGTAAGAAATTGAGTTAAATGACTAAATACGAACGCTACATAAACAACATTCAAAGTAAAAAAGTTAATCATGGTAAATGGATTAGCCAGTTAGTCGCGTGGCATTTAAACCAAGTTAAGAATGGCAGCAAGTTTGAGTTTAAGCCAGAAATAGCGAATAAGTATATAGCGTTCATTGAAAAACTAGAATTTACACAGGGTAAATGGGCAGGCAGACCATTCTTATTAGAAGATTGGCAAGCGTTTTTTATTGCCATGATGTTCGGGTGGGTTAATCGCGAATCAGGGTTAAGAAGATTTAAACAAGTTACTCTTAATGTTCCTAAGAAAAATGGTAAGACCGAGTTAGGCGCGGCCATTGCATTAGCTTGTAGCTATTTAGATAAAGACGATCGCGGGCAAATATTCATGGCTGCAACAACGCAAGACCAGGCGGCAATTTGTTTCGAGGCTGCAAAATCAATTGTTAAGAGAATTCCAGCACTAGCAGCACGATACACCCAAAGGCAACACAGATTAATAGTAAAGAAAAACGAAACTTACATAAGGTACATATCAAGTGAGGCCGATGCAACAGAGGGCAAAGGTGCGAGTGTAGTAATTTTTGACGAGGAACACTTGCAAGTTACTAACGAGTTAAGGGATAATTTAAAGTCGGGTATGGGTGCAAGGGAACAACCTCTATTCATTTCAATAAGCACAGCCGGTACAGATAAAAACGGAGTTTACCACCAACATTTAAAAACTTGTAAAAAGATTTTAGACGGATTGATTGAAGATGACAGCCACTTAATTTTAATTTACGCGGCACCAGAAAAAAAAGGTAAAGTAGATTGGAGAAACCCCGAAGTTTGGAAAATTGCTAATCCAAATTGGGGCGTATCAGTTTTAGAGGAAAATTTTATAGTTGATTTCACAGAGGCCGTCAATGAACCTCACAAGCAACCCAATTTTATAACCAAAAAATTAAACATTTGGGCAGATAGTTCAGCAACCTGGATAGATAGTAAGAAGTGGGAGGCACTAGGTAAGGATTTAAAGTTATCAGATTATTACGGGCAAGAATGTTTTATAGGTATTGATGGTGCGGTCAATGGTGATTTTTCAGCCTTATGTATAGCAGTTCCAGATGAAAACCGCGAAAAGGTAAGATTGTTTTTTAAATACTATATCCCCGAAGATATGGCAGACAAAAGAAGCCGCGCGGATAGTCTTAATTTCAAACAATGGGAGCGCGAAGGGTTGATTAAGTTAACCGAAGGGGATGCAACGGATCTAAATGTTATTATTCGTGACTTGGTAGATATTTGCGGAAATTTTAATTATAAGCCAATTGCATATGATTCGGCCTACCTTACTTTCTTTGCAACAACTGCATACAATGACTATTCTTTGAGTTTAGAAGCGTTTAGTCAATCAGTATTCAAACAAACAATCCCTACCAACCAGTTTTACGAATGGGTAATGAAAGGCCAAATTGAACACGATAACAACCCTATAACGGCGTGGATGCTATCAAATGTAGAAATGAGAAAACCAGACGACAACGGTAACACTAAAATTTCAAAGGGTAAGTCTAAAAATAAAATTGACGGAATCGCAGCCGCAATAAATGCAATCGGGCGAATGTTGCAATATTGGGAGGAAAACCCAGTTGTTAAATCATACGCGTTTCATGTAGAATAATTATGACAACAAAAGAGTTTGATAAAATAATGCAAAATTATATAATTAATATAATTGAAGAAAACCATGAATTGTTTTTGAGCAACTTAAGACAACACTATACTTTCTCACTTTTAAACCCAGAAGAATAATGACACTTAGCCAATACTTCAATAAGTTTATTAAAATGCTAATAGACCCAAAGAACCGAGAAAAAACACAAGAGCAGCTTTACATTGACCTCGAAAAGTGGCACAATAAGCGCGAAAACGTAAACAAATGTAAAGATTATGCAAGTTTTAGAAGCCTAAAATCACAATGGTATAAGGCAAATAAGCCTTAACAATCTACTTAACAAAAGTAAACTACTGGTTAAACACGCGTAAAACGTGCTTAATTTTGAACCCGATATGAGAATATTGGGTTTTAACATTTCAAGGGAGGAACGCAAAGCACCCGCTACATATGGCGGCCTTATCGAGCAAAACTATGTACTTAGTCAGGCTCAAAGTTTCTTTTCTGGGTTAATGAACCCAAGCGGTCAGGTTATTACAGACCAAACCGCTATAATGGTAAGTTCTTTTTATTCTTGCTTAAGGAATATTTCAGAAGATACCGCAAAAGTGCCATTTAGAGTGTTTCAATACGATTCTAAAGGCAATAAATCACTAACAAAACATAGGGCAAGCGCACTTTTAAATAAGATGCCTAGCAACCTATCAACCCCTTTTACATTTAGACAAACTTTAATTAAGAACGCTTTACTTTATGGCAATGGTTACGCTTTAATTAAAAGAGATAAGAACGCAACACCTACCGACCTTTACATCATAAACCCAAAATTTGTAACCGTTTCAATAATTGACCAAAGATTATATTATTTGGTTAACGATATTGAGGCTGGTATCATAGGGAATTTTAGCGAAGATAATATTTTCCATGTTCGCGGTATGGGTGATGGATATGTAGGCAAATCAATTCTAGTTTATGGTGCCGAATCAATCGGATCTGCTAAGGCGGTCCAAACTTATGCTAGTAGTTTCTTTGGAACTGGTGCAACTTTAGGAGGTTATATTGAAGTGCCTGGAGTTGTTAAAGATGAAAACCAAGCTAAGAGTATTGTCGGTTCATTTAGTAAGTCATATAAGACCGAAAACGGATCAAATAATGGGATAGCACTATTACATTCAGGCGCAAAATTTCAAAAGTTAGTAGCACAGCCAAATGAATCTCAAATGGTTGAAACAAGGGAGTTTAATGTGGCAGATATTGCACGTTGGTTTAGAATGCCTTTGAGTAAATTACAAGCAGGGGCAACTGGTTCAAGCAATTTAGAGCAACTTAATATTGAGTATGTAACAGATTGTTTGATGCCTTGGTTTGTTAAACTAGAGCAAGAAATTGAAAGAAAGCTATTTAGGTTTGATGAAATGGACCTTTTAGATGCCCGTTTTGAGGTAGCTCAATTAATGCGCGGGGATAGTTCAGCAATATCAACTTACTTACAAAGACTAAGATTATCAGGCTTTATAACAGCTAATGAGGGTAGAAAGTATTTAGACTTAAACACCGTTCAAGAAGATTCAGCAAACAAACTTTTAGACCCAGTTAACATGATTCCAGCCGACATGAGCGAGGAATTTTGGCAATCAAAAGACCAAAGCCAAGCGAGCCAAAAAGGGCCAGATAATGGAGGAACCAATTAAGATGAAAAACGAGAAAGACACTATAAAACAATTTAGCGACAATGCCGAACTTAGAAATATAGTCGGAAGCATTGAGTTAAGAAGCGAGGGAGAAGGCGAAGATATGCCTATTTGGGTTCATGGTACTGGAGTAGTATTCAACCAATGGACTGAAATTAGAACTCCTTTCGGTTCATTTATGGAAATGATTAAACCAAGTGCATTAGATGAGTGCGACATGAGCGATGTAGTTTCATGTAGGAATCATTCTTTAGAATTACTATGTAGCCGCACAACTGGCAAATCAGATGATTTAACAATCGTAAAAGATGAGCAAGGCGTAAGATATTCATATATGCCTAAAAACGAATGTGCAGAAGCTTTGGCAGAAGATATAAAACTAGGATTTATCAAAGGTTCAAGTTTTATTTTTTCAAGTGATTCTCAAAAAGGCTCAAATTGGGAACGTAGAGAAAATGCAGACGGAACTTCAAAGGTTTATAGAACTATCGAAAAGATAGATAAAATCTATGAAATGGGTGGCGTGACATTTCAGGCTTATGGTAATGCAAATGCTTCGGTAAGTGCAAGAAGCCAAAGTATTATTGATGAAATATTGATACCAAAACAGCCAACTGGACAAGAGTTAAAAGAGAAATTCAAATTAGAAATTAAACAATCCAAATAAATGAAAACTTCAAAACAATTAATTGAAGAACGCAGCACCTTCACAGCTAAGATAGCTGAATTATCGGCAAAAGAAACTTTGACCGATGCTGAACAAACAGAATTGAGAAACGCAATGACTAGCGAAGAAAAATTACATGGTGAAGTAGAACTTGCCTTGCAATTAGAAAAACGCAATGCAGAGCAAGCAGCATTAGAAGCTCGTAAGTTATCACCAAACGGAAAGAGTGATAGCGAGAAAAAAGAAATGCGTAATTTCTCATTCGGGAATGTAATCAACTCTTTGATTGAAAACAAGCCTTTATCTGGTTTAGAAAAAGAACTTGCCGATGAATCAATGAAGGAAGCGCGTTCAAAAGGTTTTACCACTTCTGGTATTTATCTATCTGAAAGCGTTATGAATGTAGTTAACGAAAAGCGTGCGATGAGTGCGGGTTCGGCAACTGGTGGAGGTAACACTATCCAAACAGATAAAAACTGGGCATTTGATGCACTTTATGCAAAACGTGTGTTGCAAGCATTGGGAGTTATTTTTGAAACTAACCTTTCAAACAATGTTGATTTAACTGGTTTTGGAACTGGTGCGACATCAAGCTGGGGAACAGAAACAGCAGAACTTGCCGATGGTTCACCAACTACCGCTTACCGCCCGTTAACCCCTCATAGATTAGGAACTTATATTCCAATGAGTAAACAATTGTTAATCCAAAACCCTCAATTAGAAGGTAGAGTTTTAACAACTTTAATGGAATCGATTTACGCAACCGTTGAAGCTGCTTATATCAACGGAACTGATGCAGACGGGCAGCCTTTAGGATTATTAGGAACCCCTAATATCCAAAACGTAGCAATCGGAACCAATGGAGGTGCGCCGACACTTCCAAAAATGTTAGAATTAGTGCAAAAATTAGGTACTGCCAATGCAACCGTTGAAAACTTGAAATTCTTAATCAATCCTAAAGTTGAGGCGAAATTAAAGCAAATTGAAA